GGTGCCGCTGGTGACATTGTTTCATCAGCGGTTGGTGCAGTTGGCGGTGCAATGGCATCTACAGTTGGTGCAGTTAGTAATGTTGCAAAATCCGGCAATAATAGCAATAATAACAATATTGGGTCTGTGCCCAACGCACAAAATGGAATGGATGCTACTGCTAATGTCGCACATCCTCCTTCTAATGACACAACCGACCCTTACTCCTATTATGGACAATTGCCCAGCAAAAAATCCAATGAATTCATGCCGATAACAGCTAATTTCAGCACTTTTGGTAAATAATTCGTTTAAATAAATATATAAACATAACAATACTATATATTATTAATATTGTTATGGAAAAAATAAATATCAATTCTATATTTGGAAGAGATACTATTAAAACCTCTATCAAAAATGTATTGTTAGATTTTGATGAAAAATGCAATAATCTTGATTACAAAAAAGGTATATATCTTTATGGTTCTCCTGGAAGTGGCAAAACGTACTTTATTACAGATGTATTAAAAGAATTGGGATATGATGTCATAAAATACGATGCGGGTGATATACGTAATAAAAATTTAATTGATACAATTACAAGCAACAATGTTTCCAATCGTAACGTTCTAGATATGATGAATAAAAAACAGAAAAAAATAGCAATTGTCATGGACGAAATAGACGGCATGAATAGCGGAGACAAAGGTGGAATCAATGCCCTTATTAAGTTGATACGCCAAAAAAAAACCAAAAAACAGAAGATAGAGAGCAAAACAATGAATCCAATTATCTGCATTGGCAATTATTACACTGATAAAAAAATGAGAGAGTTGATGAAGGTGTGCAATATATTTGAATTGCCATCGCCAAATACGCAACAAATTAAAATGGTATTGCAGGAAATTATTCAAGATAAGATTCATCTGACTGATACAGATTATGAAACAATATTAGCTTACGTGCAAGGTGATATGTGCAAATTGAGATTTGCCATAGATATATTATGCAAAAAAATAGAGAAAAACGATTCACGTAATATTTTGAATTTATTTCATGTAAAAAGCTATAACGAAGATGCAAAAACAATTACTAACCAATTGCTTGAAAAAAATTACGACATTAATAAACATACGTCGTTAATGAATGAAACCGACCGAACTATAGTTGCTTTATTATGGCACGAAAACATTATTGAGAAGTTAAAACATATGAAACCTCATATTGCTTATCCATTATATTATAAAATATTAAGAAATATTTGCTTCTCTGATTACATTGATCGCATCACGTTCCAACATCAGATATGGCAATTTAATGAAATGAGTTCGTTAATTAAAACCTTCTATAATAATAATATTTTCCATACCCATACCCATACCAATAACATCATATTGAAACCAATTGAGGAAATACGTTTTACAAAAGTTCTTACAAAATACTCTACCGAATACAATAATTCATTGTTTATACAAGAATTATCACACAATTTATCCATGGATAAACGTGATATTATTTCATTGTTTCAAGAAGTTAGACTATGTGTAGGAAAAGATTTTACGAATGATGCTGAAATATTAGGACAAATTGAAAACATATTTGAACAGTATGAGATAAATAAATTGGATATACGGAGATTATATCGTTATTTAGACAAAAATACAAAGAAAGATAGTATGATTGATGAATTAGACGAGGGCATATAATACACCGACCGAAAAGAAAAATGAGACAAACTAATTTGAAAATATAATAAAAAGATATAAATATTTTTTATTATATATAGTATCGTAATGGATAATGAAGAAAAAATAAAAGAAATATTAGAAGAGAACGCTAAACTAAAAGAGGAATTACAAGCAACCAAAGAGCATCTCAAAAAATACACAGCACCTTCATATAAAAAGGATTATTACGAGAAGAATAAAGATGTTATAAAGGAAAGAAACAATAAATATAAAACTAATACTAATTATAAACCTACTCCAGAACAAGTTAAATTATATAATCAACGAGCATATTTACAAAGAAAGGAAAAACTCAAAAAAGAAATGGAAGAAAAACAAAAGGACGAGAATATTTAGGAGTAATTGATTATATTAAGAAAATCACTTAAAATAAAATATTTAGTAAGTATATAGAATGGTGAAAAAGAAGAAGAAAGATACTTTCCAAGAGTTCCGTTCCACAGATAAATCTGCTTACACTACCGTCAAAACAACACTCAAGTCTGTATTACATAACCATAATGAAGTTCAACCAGTCATCACCAATTTGGTTTTTGAAATGAATGATTTGATGATACATTCTTACCAGTTTATTAGGTTGTATGTATTGAAATGTTATAACGACAAGCAACCTTTACCTGAAATAAATGAGAAGTTTATTCTGTATTGTATCAAAACATTAGGCATTCGTGATAAGCGTGGAATACAAAGCAAGGATACGGAACTTTTAGAAACACTACAAGAGTTTTATGATAAGGAATATCAACCTTTACTCAACCACGAAAAAACATCTTTGAAAAACAAATCCAATATGCTACCCTATTTAGCAACACAACTCCATACTTCCTTATCTAACAATACACAAGAACACTTTATTCAACATTTTCTTCGGTTTATCAATAAAACCACCACGAACATAACAGAAGATAAAGCAGTTTTATTCAAGTTCAAGAAAATTGTGTTAGAATGTAATGAGGAAACCGACACGATATTTGATGAGTGGAAAACCACTCATTTACCGAATATCCTTCCTGAAAATATCAAAAAGTCGGTTCATTATGATGTGAAGGTTAGTCCATTTGATTATTTGAAAGGTATGTTGTATATGAATGCTGTATTAGAAAAGGAAGACCACAAACTATTCCAACCTTTACCGCTACGCAATAACATTATTCCCAAGCATATCATTTTAGATACTGCGTGTATCGTCAATCTCTTCTCATTGGAAGGAAAAACGAAAACAGAATTATTCAAAGCAATCAAGGAAAATCAATACGATGTATGGAATAATCTTTTGAACTTACAACATAAAACATTCAAAAGCAAACATTATCAATTTCATTACCAATTACAAACAGATGGAATTAGTTGTTCTTTGTTATTTATTCGTAAGGATTTGAAAGATAAGAAATGGGGGTCAAGAGTTCCTACTTTACAAGAGCAAGATTTTCATAACATAGAAGATTTATCAATAGAACAATTAGATACTTTGAAAGATAGGAATATTGTTGGCTGCGACCCTGGAAAACATAGTTTAGTGTATATGATGGATAAACAAGGGAACAAACTTCAATACACCGCATCACAAAGGAAGATAGAAAGTTATGGAAAGCGGAATGAAAGGATATTATTACAAGAAAAGAAACGGAATCACATCATAGAAAAAGAAACTCATTTATCCAGTAAAAACAGCAAATCAGTTGATTACGAAAAGTTCAAGGTGTTTCTGGTAGAAAAAGATAAACTGAATAAAGAAACAACCGAGTTTTACAAGCGTGATGTTTGGAGGAAAATGAAGTTTAGGCAATATAGTTATGGTAAGAAATCCATAGATACATTCCTTAATAAAATCAAGGAAACTTTTGGTGAAAATATCCTAGTTGGTTATGGAAATTGGAGTAGAAGCACCCAAATGAAACATATAATGCCTACGATGAATAAGGGATTGAGGAAACTTATTCATAAGAAATATGATACACTTACCATCAACGAGTATTACACTTCTCAAAAGTGTTGTGAATGTTATAAGGATTTGAAACATTACAATGATAAAAAAGGAAAGGAAATATACAGATTATTCCACTGTTCTAACTGCGTGAGTTATGAAAACAAAAATACCGTATTTAGAACAAGGGATAAGAACTCTGCTATTTCCATAATGAAACTAACGAAGGACTGGATAGAAACACAAACCAGACCAAGTGAATTTCAACGACACCCGTCTTTCACCTGTGGAACATTAACAGGGTTAAGTAAGACGATCGGCAATGAAAAGGTTGCCTATTGATTTTACACCACTTAAATTTTTAATGGGATTTTGTCTCATTTTTCTTTTCGGTCGGTGTAATCATTCATACCTGAAAATATCATAATGTATAATTTATGATATTTTCTTATTATACTCCACTTACATCTACAATTATATCGGGTTTCAACTTACTTCCCGTATCTATCGGTTTAGTTTGTTTCAATACCTCATTTTCTTTTGCAACTGTGTCCCTTTGTATTGACATGGATATTAGCTCACTTTGCAAAGTCACCAACTTACTTTGCAACTCTTGATTTTCATTTTTTAATTGAGTAATTAGTTTTTGTTGATTATTTATAATTTGCCTAATTTCATTATTGTCTAATTGTCTTGTTCCTTTTCCAGGTTCATTAACCATAACAGGTTTTTTCTTTTCTTCTTCTATCATATCTTGTATCATTTTTGCTCTTTTATCTTCTATTATTTTAATTTGTTTTAACACATCTGGCTTCATTTTGGGCAGTCCAACATCATAATTTTCCAGTAACTTATCGATGTCTTCTAAAAAGAATTTTTTGATATCTTTTTCATAGTCTTCTTTTATGAATGTATCAACTGTTTTTACAGATTCTTTGAAAAAATCAGGATGAGCATTATCAAACATCTTTCGCTTATCATATGTATTATGTTCATGAGAAAATACTAAAATAGATTTGATAGGATCCAATTGTACAAATGGTACTGTATAATCTTTTAAAAATGCCTTTTCTTCTGCCAATGCTGCACCATCCTCATACTTTGTATCATCTAGTAGTTCTTTACGGAAAGCAAATGTCCCAGCGGTTGCATGAGTCTTGCCATATGGACCACATTGTATCATTTTATGGATGTGTTTGAAATATATATATATCTCACTGCTTCCTGAGCATAATGCTTCAGGATTACTTTGTAACCTTTCTACCGCATGTGATACTCGTTCTGGTGGATAATAATCGTCATCATCCATATAAACAATGATAGACCCACGACAATGTTTATGCATTAAATTACGCTTTGCACCCAACATCATTTTATTTTCTATGTCAAAATAACGGATCTCGGGAATATTTGACTGGACCACTAAATCTTTTATTTTGTCAGTACCGTCATCTACTATAATCCATTCCATTCTATTTTTAGGATATGTTTGATTACGATAACATTGAAACATAGTTTGAATAAATGGACGGCGATTGAATGTCGGCGTGCATATTGAAACAAACGGCAATTCCTCTGTATTTTCATTAAAACCAGCCATTGAGTATGTATTATAACATGAATATATTTTATATTATTGAACATAAAATATATTACTTATTCTGAATCTGAAAATACTTGTTTCACTTTATCCGCTAAACCTATATATAACCATGTCGCAATAACAGTAAAAAACATAAAGTTGAACAACATGAATGAATCTTTCAATGACATCCCTGATATCATACCAGATGCATTAGACAACCCATTATTCATTTTAATGGTAAATATCAGTACAATGCCTATTAGAATGATTAAGAAAATGTTATTTTTAAACATACCTATTATTTTCATTATATACTTTAATATTTTGGTAAATATTCCATCATCGTTGCACGTTTCATTGATAAATTTATAATCTGCATTGCTATGCGATATTACATCATTAAACCCTTTACTTACACCTTCCTTTGAATATATGAATATCGCAAAAAATGAATATATAAACAAGTATAACAAAGAAAAGAATGCACCAGCCGGCACACTTATAATAATTATAATGATAAACCGAATAATATTTTTTATTAAAAATGTGATCGGTGATGTGAAAAATGAAAATAACGTTTGAAAATCCATCGAAAATAAAGAAATAAAGAATTTGATAAACACAATTGCAAACATTAGATTGATTAGCAAATTACTAGAACTGTCTTTTATCAAATCTATAACAGTTTGTTTGAGTTTGCTGGAAATATTTTTTACGCCATAAAATGTAGCAAAATACACTGATATAAATTTTATTTTACCACTCAATATATCACTTGTATATCGGGGGATAAACTCTAAAACGAATGAATTCAACATACTTGGAAAAAACAATGCAAATTCAAAAATAAACAATATTAATTTCAATGCATCATATCCTTCTTCTAATGATTTCTCTTTCAGATCAGATAAATTCAACGAAATTAACTGATTTCTTGGTATAAAATACATGATATAATACCAATTAAAAGATATAGGAATACTAATGAGTGCTGCAAATATGGTTGCAAAATAATCCCTTATCAACAGTATGTCATCTTTTGTAGCATTGCCATCTGATAATATATCGGCTATTTGTTTTGAAAATACTTCATTCACTTTTGTAAATTGACTATAAATTTTTTCTATTACATACACTGCCTCATCTCTCCATTCTATTTTTTTTTTTTCGTTATCAGACACTTCATCATGTCCTTCCCAGGTTTCTCTGTCATTTTTATCATTTAAATTCGCATTGCCTTCTATAATTTTATTGGTAAAAATGCTTTTTAAATTATCAAAATTCTCAACTGGTGTAGATGTTTTTTTTGCAGTTTCAGGTAACTGTCCGGTTTCTTCATATTCTTCATTTTCAAGTATGGAAAAAGTTTCAATATTTTTGAAATTGTTTTTCATCTTTGACTTCTTTTTCTTGATGTTTTTTAATTTGTTTTCCATTGTGGCTGTCTGAAAATTATGATCATCTATATTATTCTTACTAAACGTTTCATTCTTATTCTTTTGATTGTTAATTACAGATGTATTCATGTATTATATTAAAATGTCACTTTATATATTAAAAACATAATAAAAATATATAAATACTCTGTGTAATATCGGTCACTGTACAAAAATACTTATTCTATACCTAGCAAGAATGTTTTTCTATTTACTTGGCTTACCTAGCATACAACATTCCACAATTTCCACTAATTATAGACAATACATTGTATCGTTCCTCGAACAATGTCAAATTGTAATTATATTCGTACAACTTCCAGTTTGATTTACGTACTCCCACCATTTCTCCATCTTCATCACACAGTATATCGTAATTAGAATTTAAAGAATCAACAGATGGGATGTATGTATTGAGTTCTAGCTCTATCGTTTTAAATTTGCTTAAGTTAATCGCACCAGACGGTTGATATTCAAATGGACTCGTATTCAAACAAAAATTATAGCAATATAATCCTTCTTTGGCACTGCCTTTGGTTCGTGTATATTTTTCTATATAATCATACACACCTCTAACCATCAGATTTTCTCTATATTCTCCGTTCAATAGTATTCCCATAGTTTCTAAGATTTCTTTTCTATTTTCACTGTGATAATCACCAGTAATAGTTATTCCGCTATTCTGTTGCGAGGTTGGATGTACCCCCATGCCATAGGTGAATCCGTCCATTCCAGAAATTGGTCCAAATGGTGCCAGTGTTACATTTTCTGGTAAATTATGATAAGGCCAATTTGTATAATTGCTCCACTCGTTTCTTAAATTCACATCATTTCTTTGTAAATACCACATCCAGTTTGCAATCATTCCGTTTGATTCTAATTTTACACGTTTTGTGCCTGTAATATTTTCATATTTATGTTCAAATACGTCTTTCACCAGATACACTTGGTCTTCTGCCGCGAATCTCTGCGTTTCTTCTTTTGATAAAAAACAATACGTGGAAAGTAAATGAATGTCGGCATTCCATGTATTGATTTTATTTTCATAGTATTCGGGATAAATATAACCAGAAGGAGGTGTCTGTAAGTAACGATACATTTGGAAACGGTTTTCGTTAAAATCCGGCCGCACATAAGGAAATGCATATGAATAATCAAACACATCTCTTACTTGAAATAAATCTTGTATGGGTCTCATCGTAACACTGATTGTTAATTCATTATATTGCAATGCGATTAATGGAAACGCACATTGACTATTTAACGTAAACCACGTATTAATCGGTATATATAAATTACGTCCTCGTATGGAAGGTTCTGCACCTGCCGTATTTGTCGTGTAAGATGCTGATGGATATACATTTGACCTTCCATGTGAATAAGCTGGATCGTGCAATTCTCCAATATTGCCGGTCATTTTATTGAACAATTCTTTCTTTTCTGCACTAAAATCTCTATCCACCATTGCTGCCATATATTCCCCTGTATATCGTTGCAACATTAAACCTCCACAGTTTATTGTGATTTCCTTTATCATATGCGTTCCCAAATCCTTTATCCATTTGAAATCATAAGGTGCCCATCTATCACTGGTATCAGTACATGGGGTATATACTGGACTCCATATATCAGGCAAGCTGACTACTATGTAAGTATCCATTAGTAAATCTGCATAACGGGGAATTTTAAAAGTAAAAGTAGAATCCTCACTTGGACGTAATTCTCTTAAACCATTATAATCTATACGAAATTTCTGAAGTCCAAAATTTGTATGTTTCACATAAGTCACTTTGAAAAATGTTTTACTAGGATTTCCAGTCAAAAATAAATTATTATTTCCAGTAGAAATTATATTTAGTAATCCACCTGCCATTATTGAATGTTATATTATATAGTATATTTTTATTATATTTGTTTATATATAGAATATATAAGTTATGAATTATTCCAATGTCTTCATATATATGTTAATATTTGTTATATTGCTTCAAGTATTTATTAGTTTGTACAGGAAACGCATCGTGAATTTCTTATTTTTTAATAAAAACATAGAAGGAATGAAGGAGAACATGATCGGGTTAGATGACAACGAAGAGTATAAAAAAATAAAAAATAACAAGGACTTTCTTAGTATCGGGAATATACAAAGTATGCAATCTAAATATGCGAATTTACCATTAAAAGAATATTGCATCAAAACTTCTTACAATTCGGCTACTACAGGTAAGAGTGTGAATAAAAATATGGTTAAGTTTGTGTTGTCTCGGGGGTGCAGACTACTTGACTTTGAGGTTTTTTATACAAAAAAAAACAATACCTACATGCCAGTTGTAGCAGAAAGTACCGATCCTGAATTTAAACTATTTGATACTGATAATAGCATATCACTTGAGTCCGTATTTTCTACTGTGATAAGCAATGCGTTTTCTAATACATCTCCAAATAAAAAGGACCCACTTTTTATACATTTGCGCATCAAAACGAAGGATACCAATTGTTATGCAGAGGTTGCTAAATTAATGGATTCTATATTAAAACCAAAACTATTTGAAGGTGAAGTTACAAAAGAAACCAAATTATCTGAATTGTTAGGAAAGATCGTAATTGTCGTAGATAAAACTATTCATCGCGATTATAAAGAGTATGCAAAATGCAAATCATCAGATACAAGTTGTTATGATTTATCAAATTATGCGAATGTAGAAAGCGGTAGCCAAATAATTAATGCTTTAGGATTAATGCAATTAGAAAATCAGGCTTTTAATCCACCACTGATTAAAGATGACAACACATCTACAACGGTACAGGCATGTAAGATCGTATTGCCTATTGAAAAATCAAAAAATAATGCTGATATGAAAAAAATGATATTAAATCATGGCATACAAATGGTTGGATATAAATATAATGTTGTTGATGAAAATCTTATGGATTGTGAAACCTTTTTTAATGATAATAAAGGCGGTATAGTCCCTTTAGCTGCAGCTATACCATATTTTGAAAGAATGCAAAAAGAACTAAACAAGAAAAAATAAAATAACAGACTACTATATAGAATCTTATATAGTAATCAGAATGAAACCAAAAAATAATGCAGATAAATACAACAATAAATTATGTAATAATAAAATGACGTTTGCTGATTGTGAGTTAGCTGTGCTAAGACATGCTGTTGATGAAACTGAAACAAAACAGGGCATTGCAAAAGTAAATAATCAGGAAGTAAAACATATATTATTAATTATAGAGGACTTTATAAAGAAGAAAAAGCTTATGTGTTATGGTGGAACTGCTATCAATAATATTTTACCTAAACATGCACAATTTTACAAAAGAGATTTACAAATTCCTGATTACGATTTCTTTTCGTCAAACCCAATTGAAGACGCAAAAGAATTGGCTGACATTTATTTTAAAAATGGTTATACTGAGGTTGAAGCAAAGTCTGGTATTCATTATGGAACTTTCAAAGTGTTTGTTAATTTTATTCCTATCGCGGATATCACGTTTTTGCATCCGACTATTTACAAAAATATTTCAAAAGATATGATTAAAATAAACGGAATACGATATGCTCCTCCTAATTTTCTAAGAATGTCTATGTATTTAGAATTGTCTAGACCTGATGGAGATGTTTCCAGATGGGAAAAGATAGTAAATAGACTCAATTTGTTGAACAAATATCATCCGATAGAGGCAAAAGAATGTGCGAATGTAAAATTCAATTCAAATCAGGATTCCCCACTAAGCGACCTGAACACAACTATTCGCAATATCCTTATTGATAATGATTCTGTCTTTTTTGGAGGTTATTCAAGTTACTTGTATTCAAAATATATGAATGAAGAAAGCAAGCAAATTATGTCCAATATATCCGATTTTGACGTTTTGGCAGAAGATCCTAAAAAAATGGCCACTATATTAATTGAACAACTCAAAGAAAATGGGTACAAACACATTAAAATGATCCACCGCAACGAGGTTGGGGAAATTATACCAGAACACTATGAAATTACAATAAAAGGGAAAAGTTATGTGTTCATTTATAAACCAATCGCTTGTCATAGTTACAACGAAATTACTATTGACAAGAAAGTAGTGAAAGTAGCAAGCATTGAAACTATTTTGTCATTTTACTTGGCATTTTTATATGGGGATAACAAATATTATAATCACAATCGTCTATTGTGTATGTCTAATTTTTTATTTGATGTAATTAAACAAAACAGATTATCGGGAAAAGGAATCCTAAAACGCTTTACTATTGATTGTTATGGAAACCAGCCTACGTTAGAAGACATGCGATCTGAAAAAGCATTGAAGTTCAAAGAATTCAAAGATTTAAAAGTAGATTTTGACAATAAAGATTATCAAATGTGGTTTTTGAAATATACTCCCTCCAATAAAACCAGTAAATGCACGAAAAACAATAAAAAAACGAAACTAACAAATAAAACCAAAAAAATTCCATCTTCCATTAAATCTATTAAATCTAAAACGCTACGAAACCGTCTAACCGAGATTTTTGAATGATAATTTAGTACGTGCACTGTCATACTAAATTATCTACAAAGTACTTACAAAATTTATAACTTTGTTTGAGAACAAATAAAAATTCCCGAATAACATACTTTTCAACAATAAACCATAGAAATTAAAATTTCCATCATCGTTGTAAATTGACAAGAAAGAGAATTTTTTAAATATTAATGTGTTAATAAATGGCAATTGAAACAAGAAAAATAATAATGCTACAAAAATCGGCATTTGCAAATCTTCTAAGATTGAGTCTAATTTATTTTCTCTATATTTGGTTTGCTCGTATTCTCGTAAATTCCTTTCTGTCATATCATGATGGTCTCTCACATAATCCTTGTTCATTTCTTTATTAGGAATATAATTTGGCTGCACTCTTTCGTCTATATTATATTGTTCAGTTTGTATGGGAATGTCACGAGAAGGAAGCCTTTGGTCTGGCATATTCATTATTTGATTACGAAATTCTTCTGGCATGCCAGGTGACTGGAAGTTTTCTCTGGGCACATTTTGTTGTTCTGGGTGTTGCATAACTGGATTTTGTTCAGACATTCCATAAGGGTTTGGATGAGTATTCAACGGTGTGTAATTAGTAGGCAAATCGCTATCTGTTTTATTTTTCATTTCTGAAATGCTAATTGTCGGCAATGAATCCGGTTGCACGTTTTGCATATTTCCTCCGCCTCCTCCATTCGGTAAATCAGAAAGTCTTGTCACGCCACTATCCATATTTTTGAACTATACAATTAGAAAATATGTTTGATTGTATAGTTTAACGAATATATATATATTATTATTGATCAAATTGTTCGGCATCTTTTTCGGAAATAACCTTTACTACTCTTTTTGTGGAATCACATTTATCTGATTGAGTGGAATATTTATAACATTTGTCGCCATGTTTAAATGTCTTATCTTCTATATCGCCAATTATTGGACCATTGAATTGAATGCAATTCTTATCATTGCAAACCTTTCTAAATAACGTAGCTAATCCTAATCCTAAAATGACAGAAACGATATTTTTCCCAACGTCTGAATGAAATAATCTTCTAAAGTTCATATGCTATATTATACTAAGCTAAAATAATTATTACAACTATTTCCCTTATGACTGCACTGGTATTTTTGTAATATCATTTTCATTAGTTGGACATGTTACTTCTGTTTGTTTTATGGAAAAACACGTATCTGTCTGATCTTTATATTGAAGCAATGAAACATTTTCAGGAGTCGGATATACACGAATAATTCGCATGTCCGGCATAAATAAATATACTGCAAATAATCCTATTAATAAACTTAGTATGAATAACTTTACGTTGATAAATTTAAAAATATTCATTTTATACAATAATCTAACATATAATTATTGTACAAATACTTGATTTATGATTTAAGCCTTCTTCTTCTTTTTCTTCTTTTTCTTTGTAGAGTCGGCTGCATTCCCTCCCTTCATTTCCTTTTCTTCCTCTTCTTTAATTTCTTTGAGTATATCTGGATGAATAAATGATTTTTCTTGTATATCCTCACCGTCTATCTTGAATACATAATTGTCAGGATTGTTCGTTTGTTCTAAAGAATATTGTTGTTTCAATCTATTTTGCTCTCTTATTCGTTCAAATAATTTTTGTTTTTCTTCCTCCTTTTTCTTGAGGATCTCATTTTTTCGTACTTCCGCCTTCTTTAGTATTTTATCTTTACTTTCAGATTGCTTCATGATTCGGTTTAAAGCACTTTTATTAATTTTGGCATTTTTACCCATACCAC